GATGTAACTCCCCAATTAAACATCAACTCTCAACATAGCAAAGATTATTTATATGTATGTGATAACATGGTTTACAGAGAATGCAAACTTGATTTTTCAGCTATTGACTGGGAACAGAGGCGATATGAACTAGCGAAAGCTGCCATGCAAGGATTTTGCAGCAATTCACATGAACAGGTAATGAATGCTAGTTTAAATATGACAGTAGAATGGAGCCTTGGTTTCGCTGATGCGCTAATAAAGAAATTGAAAGGAGAATAAAATTATGACCGAAGAACTTGTAACATTAGAAACAGCAAAGATGCTGAAAGAGAAAGGGATGTTTACAGATATAGAATTTCCTCCGCAATCCGTTGCCCAGAAGTGGTTACGTGAAACCAAGAACCTGCATATCGAAATATCCTATATGTATGAAAACTATTGGACGTATGATATACTGACAATTCCGAGACATGACTTGATAGGATTGTCTGACAGGCCTATTATCCGTTATAATACCTACGAGGAAGCACTGGAAGCAGGATTACAGGAAGCATTAAAACTTATATGATTATGAAAACAATTATATTTACAATAATATGTATTATCGCCCTATTATGGGTCGGAGATCTAACAATTACATTTAAGCCGTTTTCCATATCACTTCCCGGTTGGCATAAGGCTTTAGGTATTATTCTGTTTGTATTTGCAATGGCGGTGTATAACATTGGAGAATACGCTAAGGGGTACAAGCATGGTTTTGATGATGGAGTAAAGGAATGTATTGAAGCGATTAAGGGAAATGGGAAGAAATGACATTGATTTCCCGTTACTCCGTATATTTAATGGAGTAACGGGGCGATATGAACTTCTTATTGACGATGTATCCATAGATGCTTATGGACGTGTAAGAGATAGCAGTGGTTGTGTTGTAGAATGGTTTACAGGCGTGTTTGACATGAACGGAATACCATTGTTTGAAAACGACATAATCATGCCTGTAAAGGACGGAATAAGCCAATACAGGCGTATATGGAGAACGGTAGGTGGATTTGTGTTAAGCAGAAGAAATGATGTGAAAGGACTGTCCAAATTGGATATGCTTGGTGCTGACTATCTTGTGAACGAACGTGTGCAGCAATACATATCTGATGGTTGCGTAAAGGTGGGTTCTGCAACAATAGATCTTAGCCTGTTGAAAGGGAGAACGAAAGAAGAGATTATTAGAAATTTGTCCAGGAGAGTAAATTTATGAAAGACAAAATGCTAGAGGAAAGTTTGAACAATTTCTACAGGACGTTTCTTATTTGGGTGATAAGATGTTATCCTATATTGTTCTGTCTTGCGATACTTGTCCATCAGTGTGAGGTTATACACTCTGTTGGAACAGGTGATATCATTGAATATTATGATGGTGACACATTGGAGTATATTCAGTATGCCACTCCGTTTTCGGACAAGTACCTTACCATATTCTTTAACGCCAAACTGTTTAATGCAATATTGTTTTATGTGTTGTCAAAGGTATTTTTATTTTGTATATACCATAGAGTATTTGTCATTGAGATGTTTATATACGCAATACTGGATATTGTATTTAATAATGTGGTGTTTGAGGACGTGAGATGCACTATGTTTTATCCGTATATATCAATAGGATTTGTAACTGTATGTTTCTTTATTGCATTGTATCTACATCAACGATTTGGAGATAGGAATATAAATAATCATCAATCTATAACCGATGGTTTTAGAAACTGTTGTAGATTATAATTTCTGTTTTCCTGTGGGCTGTAATCCTCCCGTATTCTTCATGTTTATCTTGACCTTTATGGGAGATGTCTTTTTATTTGATGTTACCTTAGGTGATTTAACATTCACCCTAATCACTTTCTTTGCCATGTATTACTCATTTTAATTGTTTAACAAAGTTAATTATTTTTATTTATGCAACAAAACAATAGTACCGATAAAACAGCTTCGGCACACAAAACGGACGAAATAATGGTTTACGAACATCCTTTTTTTGGCAAAATTCGTGTGTTTGTTCGATATGGTAAAATTTGGTTCTGTGGATTAGACGCTGCATCTTCTTTACAGTATTCAAATCCATTAAAAGCTCTTTTAGAGCACTGTAAACCATCCTCCGTAATGATGCGTGAAGTAGGGGATGATATAATGGAGTTTATTAATGAAAGGAGTATGTATAGACTGATTTATAAAAGCCCTTTTCCTCCTATGGCTGATGAATTTGAACGTTGGATATTTGATTATATTGTTCCATCAGTTACCAATACAGGAAGTTATTATGCACAGGTTAGATTACCAAACTTCAACAATCCTGCCGAATCTGCCAGGGCGTGGGCTGATGAGTACGAAAGGAATCAAGCGTTAAAGCCACAACCAAACGAATCCAATGAATGGTATAGTATCAAAAGATGGGCAAAGGAAAACGGTGTCAACTGGAAAAAGATTAGCCGGATGAAGATGAAAGTAATATCTTGCAAGCTAGGTTATGAGATAAAAAAGATTTTTGACGATAACCATTGCCAGGTAAACACATACAATGTAAACGTATTTAAGGAATACTTTAATAAATGTGAATAAACAATATATATTTTAAAACATTTTATAGTATGTCATTTTATTGATTATATTTGCATCATGTTTGAGTGTAGAAGCAAGCATATCTATAATGAAAGTTTAGGGGGAAAGCGTTCCCCCGATTTTAGTAACCGTAAAAGTGATAAAACAATGATTCTACTAGAAATTTTTCAAAACTGCTTTATTGTGGGGTATGACGGAAAGAAAATACCCTTCGTAAAAGATGATTTCCTGTTTAGTGATACCGGGGAAAGATACATTTTGACCAACAAGGAAAACGGTGAGCAGGTTAGCCTTCCTAAGCAATCGACAATAATAATTAAACATAATATTTGCCATGAAGGTATTGATTAGAAAGGATTCAAACGACATAAGAAACAGACTTGAACGATTAGGGTACACCGCTTCCGAGAAGTCGTTGGATGGATTTGGTGATGGCATCTTTGTAGACAAGTCAGATAATACTTTTCACGTAAAATCAGAGTGGGATGTTATTCGTATGTTTCTTGAAACAGTAGATTGCGGAGATGACGAGAATATGTTTTTTGATTTTGTAGAAAACGATATAACGTCAATAATTTCAATGATGTTAGGTAAGTATAAATCTTTAATAAAAATTGGTAACTTTCCCATCATTAATACATCTAGCATTAAAGATGTGTTGTACTTTGAATATAGAGAACATAACATCATAGAAGTTATTGTTGTTTCAGTGTATGGACTAAAGTTGAAAAGCGTAAAGGATGTTGACTTTTCAGACCCTAATGCGGACACAATAATAGCATACATGAAATCGTTGCATAAACAACTAAAAGAATATATCAAATGAAGTGTAATTTTACCCCTATGGACAAATTCTACCAGATACTGGATTACTACGGTTTGTCTTACACGGATATTAAGAAAAATCATATCCGTGTGTTTTATGGAAACAAGAAAATGTTTGATTATTATCCGCTTCGCATGAAGCTGTTTGATTACCACGAATGGCATCAGCTTACTTATCCGTTCGTGAAGGGCAAGGAAGATGAATGGGAAGTAGAACTTACCATGTTCATTAGCGGAGTGTTGGGAGATGAGATGTTTAAAAAGTTTAAAAACGATTGATTATGGATAAGAAAGAGAAGGAATTTACTCCAAAAGCTATAAATTTGTGTGGCAAACGGAGAATGCTATCATCCATAAAAGGATGGGAGATTGTTCATTATAACAATTACTCTAAAGGTATATCCAATGTTCAGCCTGTGGACAAACTGAGAGTAACACTTTCAGGACGTGAAGTAATTGAGTATGTCCTATCTGATGGAGATAAAACGATTGATAAACTAGACAGTTATTTCGGATTGCTATGATGATAAAAGTAGACATACCTGAACCGTTCATAGACGGTGACAATACGATGGTAAACATCACGTCTGATTCATTCTGCTATTCCAGCATTGATTCACGTTATGAAGGATTTCAGAGTTCCTACAAGGACGGGAATATGAATCAGAAGATACAGGGAAAACTAGAGATAATTGCGGACCAGTTTAAAGAACTTATAAAAATAATAGAAGATGGAAAGACATTTGTTAATACAGGAGTGTGAGAGAGAGGAAAAAATGAAGGAGTTGCGCAAGCTGCAGAACGATCTTATCAAGAAAGGCCGTATGGTTGAATGCTCTCGTGTAACAGCCAAGATAAAGGAGTTTCAGGAAGCATATATCAAGGCTTATCCTGACGGTAAATATGTAAGGGGCATGGATATTATCAAGAAGATGTCTGATGATGAGAAAATGGATTGGATGATGTATGTCAACGCCATTGCTTTTTGTGCTGATATTATCCATTCTTCTTCCATAGAGTTGAATGAAATGCTAAAGAAAACACTCCCCGGATCTAGCCTTCAAATGTTTGAAACGCTTGAAAAGGTAGGTACTATGGCAAAGAATCAAATACTATGGATGGATAACAATGTTGACGAGAAATACCAGGATGATTTTGCAAGATATGCCGATGAAATATCCGTGATGCTTTTATCATTTGTTAAAAATAAATTTTTACCCAGAAAATGACACGCGAAGAAATACATAATAACGTACTGACAATAAGAAATTATTATTTCAGTATTCAGAACAAGATTGACAATGGATACAATGTTTCAGAATTGGACATAGATTCTAAAACGCACAACAAAATGATTGACGATACAATAAAATCAGCCTTTGAAGATCATAAAATTATTCTTGCTTTGGAAAAATACAAGTTATGAAAAAGAAAGATATAGACGAAGGATATATTGTAGGTGACTTTTATATAGTTAAAAGCCCTATCAAAGAGGGATGGCTTCACGTAGTGAATATAAAAACATCTTGGCAGATAAAGGTGATGATGGGAGCGAATACGGCAAAGTTTCTAAGCCTTTCCCAACAGGAAATATTTGACAGGATTAACGGAATATACATTCAATCCATGATGTCTTTATACGATTCAGATTATGCCTTGAAAATAGCTAAAGATGCTGTGTCTTATATGTCTGAAAAGGCAGAAAAGATGGAAAAGTTGGAAAAGGTGGGAAATACTGAAAATGAAGATATTGAAAAGGTGAAGAAAGATGAGTTTATGATGAAGATAGCCACATCTTCCGATGAAGAAATCATGGACATGATCGTAAATGGAGAGATAAAGTACGAATATTTCAAACAAGAACAGGAGTAAATTTATGAAAGCATTATTTAAAATGGACTTCGATTGCGGAAGAATGGGCAATCTTGAAGGAGTATTTATTGCAGACACAGAAGATGTCGAATACTTAGTGAATAACAAAATCAGTGTTTACTTCGGTGAAGTACTTGGCAAGCACTCTGAAATATCCGGGTGTGTGGCTGAAAGTGAAATCAAACAAATAACCACTGATGAAAATGTAATCAAGATAGTTGAAGAATATGGGCTTAACAGTGGGTATAATCCATTTGAATACACTCTTTGTACATCAGAAACGGAAGATATACCAGATAACGGAGTTGATTGGGATGATTGTACTGTACAAGAATACATAGACTTTATGAGGAAAGGTATAATACCCCAATATTACGAGAAAGATTATAAAGAATGGCTAAGTAGCCAAAAGGAGGATTAAATCATGCAAGACTATATTTCAGATTGGTTCATTCCTATGGATTTCGGTAATGATATGCCGGAGGAAGAACCAAGTGGTGAGGATAATTTCAATTCTGATTGAAGTATGGAAAAAAAATTTATACTAACAGATAAGTTTGTAATCAATTCTTTTGGAATAAAGTTATTCCAAATAAAGTGTACAAAATCTTTCAAATATGCCCAAAAAGGTGATTTTGGAGGATATGTTGAGAAAGAAGGGAACTTAGACCAAGAAAATGACGCTTGGGTGTTCGGCAATGCTCGGGTGTTCGGCAATGCTCGGGTGTCCGGCAATGCTCGGGTGTCCGGCGATGCTTGGGTGTCCGGCAATGCTTGGGTGTCCAGCAATGCTTGGGTGTTTGGAGATGCTTTGGTGTCTGGATATGCTTGGGTGTCTGGAGATGCTCGGGTGTTCGGCAATGCTCGGGTGTCCGGCGAT